AAATGGTTTTACAGCCCCAGGCGCTGACATAGCCGAAAGCCCGCAATTTTTGCGCCACCGGCACAAGTGCGGTCGCGACCTCCAGTGAATCGAGACCCGGCACGCCGAGAATACGCGGCTTGACGCCAGTCACCGCCTGCGCGGTCAACAGTGCTTTCAGTCCGGTATATTTCCCGTTCTCATCGGTGGTGCCGATGATGTTAGAAATCGTCTGCGCCTGCGCCGCTTCCTCATCGTCGCCAGTGCCTTCTTCCACACGCACGACAATGGTCACCGGCTTTGACTGGTCAGCGATGGCCTGTAGTGAAGTTGCGAGCGTGCCTTTGGTACCGGCTTTCCCGATGACGCTTTGCGGGTTGGTAATTAACACCGGCTCATTGAGCGGGAAGGTCTCGACGTCAGCATCGCTGGCCGTGCAGACCATGCCGACAATGGCGGTGGAAACCGTGGAAATGATGCGCGTGCCGTCGTTGACTTCGACGACCTGCACGCCGTGATGAAAATCACTCATCCGTTTAACTCCGTTGGGTTGGGGTGAGTGCTATTATCCCGGCCCGTCCCCAGAGGATATATTTGTCAGTGATGGATGGTTGATGGCACATAAAGTAATTTGCATGGATACGAGAAAGAAAATCTGCACATGGAAATGATCTGTAAAAAAATGATCGTTTACTCGCCGCCCCTCAGTACTTACACTTTCCCTGTGGATTTACTAACAACATAAGGAAAAGGAAATGCCAATCCCAGCGAATATGTGGCTGAAAGACGACGGCGGCGCGGATATTAAAGGTTCGGTTGATGTTCGGGATCGTGAAGGGAGTATTGAGATTATTGGGCTGTCACATGGCCTGACATTACCGGTAGACACTGCGAGTGGTAAAATTACCGGCACGCGCCAGCATTCATCAATGATGCTGGAAAAAGAAATTGATAGCTCTTCCCCTTATCTTAATCGTGCAGTAGCTACCGGGCAGGCTCTGAAAAGTGCAGAGATTCGTTTCTATAACATTAATGATGCGGGTCAGGAAGTTTGCTATTACATCATCCTGCTCGAAAACGTGAAAGTAACGAGCGTCAACACCTCTATTCCAAACGTGAAACTTGCCAGCCCGCAGATTAATCATGTTGAAAGCGTCAGCCTAAATTACGAGAAAATCACCTGGCATTATGTTGATGGCAATGTCCAGTTCGCCGATGCGTGGAATGAGCGTACAACAGTCTGAAAAAAAATGCGCCCTTAGCGGCGCACTTTGCGGATTATCAACATCGAGACTAAATAGCCAACAATGGCGAACACCAGCGAACACACAACCCACGCCAGCACCCATAAATCATCGAAGTTTTCCTGGCTTGAATAACCGTGTACCCACTCAGCAAAACGCTGTGTCGTGTCCAGACTGATGAATGCAGCGGGATCTATCAGCCTTGCACCCAAACAGAACAACAGTACAAACCAGACGATTTTTGCAATTCTACGGGCAAGGGTTATAGCCATTGCTGACAACCTCAATCATGCCGTAGGCCATCATATCTTTCATACATGGCACATGAATTTGTGATGTATTTATTAATGCATTACGTAATACGCCAAACTCTGAATTATTCACCAGCGTTATACATCCATCAGATAAAACACCTGGGTGTAATCGAAAATGTTCGCGCTTAACCCCCTCAATCCATGCCGTGTCGTCTATATTCCAGTCATTAGGATATAACGCGAACCATTCAGAACGGGCGAATTCAGCCCCACTGTGGTATTTATTATATGAATCTTTCACAAACGCTATTACTTTGGACACAGGACCACCACTACCGCGCCCTACAATCCAATAACGACCCACCGGGATAGAACCGTTTTCGGGGTATTTACCACAATTCCCCCGGTTTTTATAAGCGCCATTGCCCGAAAACGCCATAAATGTTCCAACGCCGGGAAAAGTGAGCGGCGCAATATCTGCACCATTGAGAAGAAATTTTCCATTTAACGCCATACATTATCCCTCATAAAATTGCGGAATTAGTGTATAGCGTACAGGGATAATTTTTAACAAAAATTCGTAAGCGGCTATTAACGTGATGACTTTCTGGTATGCCTAATTTTCTGCACCCTCCACAATCAAAGCATAAAAATGTATATCAACCTGACAGGGTTACACCGGCAGCACCGGCCAGTCGACCGGGCCGGTCACTGACACCGTACTGATTTTTTCAATGTCATCGATGTGATCCAGTACTGCGGTCAGTTTTGCCGATTCGGCCTCACTTAACGCCCGACCGGCCTGTAACTTGAGCTGAATAACCCCGACTGACTGCATTGCGTCACTGATGAGGGTTTGTTTTTGTGCTTCGGCAATGGCCGGGTAATCTGTCTCGATCGCTTTCAGCACCGGCTGACCATACTCATCAGGCACAATAGAATGGCCTTTGGTTTGCCCTTCGATTAGATGCTGATACCAGCGGTCAGATATTGCCTGCGCATCAGCAGGCCAGCCTCCCGCCGCTTCATAAAGCGACCGGTCAGCTTCAAAATAAAAGCCCGACATTTCAGCGCTGTAGTAAATCATATTCATATCAGTACCCCACCGCATGAATGAGTACCGCGACCTGCCCGACGCTACCGTACGCCCTGTTTGCCATCACCACGCAGCCGGTCTTCGTTTTAGACACAAGCTGGAACATCCCCTCGGTGCCGGTGTTGTTATTCACGTTTAACGTGCTGACTGAAATCGACAGACACGCCGAGGGAAACGCTTTCGGGAAGGTGATCGCCTGCGTCTTTTCACTGGTCATGGTCGCACCCTGAAGCCACTGCTCAATGATGCCGGTACTGCCGCACTGCCACCAACCGTTCGCCGCTTTAGATGCGGAGTTAGGTGCGCCATAAGAGCCTTTGGGCTGGAATCGCCCGTCGCTTTCGGCTTTGGTATAAGCGCCCGTCTTTGGCATGTAACCCGCATCTGATTGCGCCTTGGTGTAATAGCGCGCATCAAAGTTGGCAAAATTGACCAGACCTAACTTATTAATGGTCACATCACCGTTTGTCAGATTGACCGAGAATGGCCTGAGGCTGTTATACCCGCCGTACCAGTCACCGGAATTGGTCAGCATGAGATAGAGGTTAGAGCCGTCCTGCCGCCAGAACGAGCCATAATTGCCGTACACCATGCGGAAACTGTTCGAGGATGTGGTTTGTACCTCTGCGGCCACTTTCAGCGTGCCGGTAACGGTATCACCTCCTTTTGACACCGCACCAATGTCAGCCGGTGTGGGCTTGTTTGCCGCGTCATACTGTTTAGTCCAGGCTGACCAGGCTCCGCTGTACATCGTGCGGATGTAAGAGCGTGAATGGTTATACACCCGGTAAATCTGCGTGACGCCAGCGTGTTTATACACTTCGAGTGACCCGGCATTCGGTTCCGGGTAGTTCTTCCCGCTCACCGCCTGCGCGTTAGCGGCCTGATAATACAGCCCCGGCGTGGTGTATGCGTTCAGGTCAATTGCATTGCCAATGCTCACCGCCTGACCGTTAAAGATATCCTGCACGGTAATACTGATATCTCCCGTCAGCGCCCGGCCGTTCACCTTGCGGGTACCCGGTACGCGTCCGTTAGCATTGTCGTTCGCGGCTTTCACTGCTTTCGGGGTTGCCGCCAGTGTTTCAGACGTGCTGTCGGTCGCGCTGCTGAGCTGCACAATACCTTTTTGCGTCGTGGTCGCGTCCTGAGCCGTGTATTTGCCTTTGGCGAGGTCATATGCCGCCTTCACCGCTTTCGGTGTCGCAGCGAGCGCCTCAGACGCGCTGTCGGTGGCGCTGCTGAGTTGGGTAAACCCTTTCTCTTTCACCGTGGCGTCAGGATGGCGGCGAGACTGTTCGTGCTCCGCGATTTTGTCGTCAACGTAGTCCTGCGTGGCCATCACCATTGATGAATCGATGGCGAGCTCGACAGATTCAAGGTCAGACAGGATGATCACCATGCGCAGGGTCTGCGCCCGGCCGGAACCTTCTTCAAGTTTTGGCTTGTAGCTTTCGGCCATGTTGCCGACGGCGACCAGCGTGCCGGTGTCGTCATACAGCCCCATTTCGCGCAGCCAGAAGCCGCCCGTTTCTGGCGGGATAACCAGCTCGGCCACCACGTAATTTTTCTTCTTGTTGTCCTGGCTGATTTTGTTCAGCGGATGACGCCAGACCTCATTGATGAGTTTTGTCTGGCCGGTGTTCGGCTCGGGCAGCGTTTCGCCCCCATCGCCGACAGCCATCGCCACGATATTGACCTTTTTGCCACCCGGCGTCAGTGCAGCCGCAAATTTTGCCGCCCCGGCCGTGGTGACCACTGTTTTATATTTCACTGTCATTCTGCTCTCACTTAACCCGGATACACGGTAACGATGTCGCCGTCAGAACTGACGCCCCCGGCGAAGAGATAACCGGCCACGTCCTGAATGATGTTGAGCCCGAGGAGGTGGCGACTGGCTGGTTTGGCATCGGCGATGAGCCGCTCCATCTCGAGATACATTTCCTCGGTGATGCCCGTTTCCAGCACACCAATGTCGAGTCGAAAGGTGCCGGGCGGGTCACTGGTTTCCCACCACTCCGTCACGTTAATCACATACCCCAATGGCTCGACCACGCGGCGCACTGCACCGATGGTGCCTTTGCGCCGGTGAATGTAAAAAGCTGCCCGAATAACGTCGCGTTTTGTCTCTTCCGGCCAGTCGCTGTCCCAGCGGTCGACGGAATACGCCCAGGCGAGCCACGGCAGCAAATTCACCGGGCAGTCGGTCGGATTCCATAACCGGCGTAACGGGATCGGGGTGTTTTCGATTTCCGCACAGGCACGGGCGGCGGCCACCTCCAGCGGTGATGACCCGACCGGCAGGAGACGTGCCTCACTCATCCGAGCCCCCGAGCCTGATTTGATAATCTGAGCAGAAAGACGCCTGCGTTTTATCGAGCACGATGTCAGCGGCCGGGGCCGCCAGCTCGACCCGCTGCACCCCTTCTACATGCAGGGCGGCGTAAATAGCAGACTGACGAATGTCACGCCCGAGCCGGTGCTGAGCGCTGATGTAGGCTTTCAGTTTTGCTTCGGCTGCGGCGCGGATGGGTTCGCTTTCCGGGCCGGGAAAAATGAAGAGCGTCGCGTCTATGGTGTAATTAATAATCTCCGCCGACTGGACGGTCACCCGGTCGGCAACCGGCCTGACGTCTTCGCCGTTAAGCGCGTGACGTACCACCGCCAGCAGCGCATCAGAGGCAGCACCGTTATCCTCGCGGGAAAGCACGGAAATGGTCACGCACGCAGGCTCAGGACTGATGACGGAAATGTCAGCGACCCGACCGTCGGCACTGCGGCCGTGAAACTCATACGCCCCCACCGGTCCCGCGACGCTTAAGCCCTCAAAAGCCTGTTGCGCCCGCAGACGAAAATCCGTGTCGGACTCCATGACCGCCGGTGTCGGCGGGATGGTGCTGTCGTCGGCCGGGGTGATAATCAGGCGGGCGGTATTGGTGTTCGCGGCCATCACATCGAGGTCGTTGTTTTCGGCGTACGCCAGCGTGACGGCCAGCGCGGCTTCGTTCACACGCTGACGCCACAGCACTTCGCGGTAGGAATTTTCCTCCAGATATTTCACCAGCGGATCGGATTCCAGCGCGAGCGTCCGGGCGATGGCCTCCTGCTGGTCTTCCGGGTAGAGCGAAATCAGGGTCGCCTTACGTTCGGCGAGGATGGATTCATAATCCAGCGTTTCCACCACGTCGGGCGCGGGGAGCTGGCTCAGGTCGATAATGGCCATAGGTTCAACTCACTGGAATGGTCAGGGATAAAGGGGCGGCTGAGTCTTTAATTTCACCGGTCAGGTCAACCACCATCTGCCCGTTAAACTGGCGCTCAATCATCAGCGACGTGATGGTGACGCGGGGCTCCCACTTCAGCAGCGCCATATAACAGGCACACATCATCTGAAGGTTCAGTGCATCGTTTTGCGGCATATCAATCAGGGAGGACAGCAGCGAGCCGTAATCACGGCGCATCACCCGCGACCCGACCGGCGTGTGCAGGATATCGCTCACGCTCTGGCGGATATGGTCGGCGTCGATAATGGCCCGGCCGGTCTCCCGGTTCATACCGAGATAGCGGGTCGTCATTTCGTACCCTCCGTGCGGCTGTTCCCGCGTTCGACGCCGCCGTGGTCATGGTCATCCACCTGCACGCCGTTGGAGATAAATTTCCCGCCTGCGTGCTCGATGTCACCGCTCATCTTCCCGCCCTTCTGCACTTCGAGCGTGCCGGTGATGAGCTTGTTGGTACACACCACCTCGGGGGTATCGAGCGTAACGCGGGTATCGGCCTTAATCAGCACGACTGGCACGGTGGCGGTAATGGATTTGGACGCGACAATTTCAGCGGTGGTGATGCCCGTCACTGAAAGCGCCCCGGTCTCGGGTTCGTACTCGATGACCGCGCCGTCAGGAAAGACAATGTGAAACGCATCGGCAGAGGTCGAGGGGGCAGGATAGTCATCAGAGAAAATGGCAGGCAGGACAAACGCCGTATCGAGTTCACCGCCCACGGCCAGAATTAAAACTTGCTCCCCTACCGAAGGAGCCCACCACGTGCGGGAACGTCCGGCGCGATGCGTCAGCCACTGGAGCCAGTCGGTAACGATGCCGCCGGTCTGCACGCGGCAGCGACCGGCATCGAGATCGGTTTCGATGACGACGCCGGTGCGGATCAGATTACGCAAGAGTCGTAAAATATCCTGAAGAGTGGTTTGTGTTTTCATGAAAGAGAGGATGCCGACAGCTGTAGCAAGTCGCAATTTACAGCCGTTTTATGTTGTGCTACACAACAGACTTATAGAGAATTGCTGCTTTACAGCAAGGAGAAATAAATGTTTAGTTTTTGGGGTGACGGCATTGAACATCTTTATAAAGTCCTGTGGCTGTTGATTGCACTTCAATTGATTATGTCAGGAGGGGTTGGATTCGTATTTAGGATTATTTCAAAACCATTGCAGATAGGTTTTGAGAATGAAAAATTAAAAAAAATGGATGCTAAACTCTCAGATCTTCAACTACTAAGACTGTATCATGGTATCAACGTGAGTACGGTTGAAGATGCAGAGTTTGCAGCACTTGCTATTTCTCGTAACAAGCTACGCCCTCAAAAAGTATGGCTAATGCTTTTTTGCCCTCCCATAGGAAAAACAAAACATGGAAAATTTGAGTTATTCCTAATGGGTTTTATTTTCGTGTACTGCATCTTTAGCGCCTTTTACATTGCAAAAGATCTCAATAAATTACGATATGACTCTGCATTATTAATCAACAGCAGCGGTCGCGTATTTATCTCTGAATTATATGTTCGAGACATTAAGAATGGTAAAATTCTGAACAGAACTGATTGCAAGGCCATTGGTAAGGATAGTGCATCAATCATCAAATCTGCATGCCACTATCTAACTACCGATGATCCCTACTTAAAAAAAGAGCTTTCACTTGCCATAGAAAAAAATAATAGCAACCGCACAATAGGAATATTCATTTCATTATTTTTTGTTATTTTTGCGTGCTTAATTGCATATTCCTACCTAGCATATCGAGATATTAACAATGCTTTCTATGAATTTAAAAAAAATGAAAGAACATATGAAATAGTCAAAAAATATAAAAATGCCTTTAGGGAATTTAAAGTAGACAACTTAAAATAATTTCCTCAATAGACTTTTTATCTTGCTCAGCTAATCCCAGCAACGGCCGTGCTGGATACTGTATCGGCATGTTGCTGTATCTTCCCGGCTTATCCTTCAATCCGTATTGATGCACCTTCGCCATGCGCTGCACCTTCCCGGTAAATTCCACCACGGCCGCATCATCACGCCCGGTCGCCTTCATAAAACGGTTAGTGCGCAGCTTCGCGAACATCTCGCGCTTTACCCGGCCCTTTTTGGCCCTGAGCGGCTGGCGCTTTCTGGCGGCGTATGGGGTGCCGTCCGGGGCTTTCTGCGTTTTGATACGACGCTGCTGTCGGGTGCGTAGCGTCTTCGCGATATCTGCGGCCATCCGGCGACGGCTCGCCGGTGACAGCGCCGCAATCAGCCCGGCCAGCCGGTCATCAAAGGGCTTAAATTCACTCATCCCATTCGCTCACAAGCTCGCCGTGAACATACAGCTTCATCGGTCGGGTCACCGGGTCTGGCGGCTGCGGTTCGGCCACATGCTCGATGTGCAGCTCGGCCCCGACTTCTCTGACGATGGTGCGCTCGGTCAGTAACAGGCTGATGCTGAGGTCGATGCTGTCGTCGTTGTTGATGTCTGCCTCGTAGATGAAGCCACGTTTACGCCCCTCATCCGTGGTCATGATGTCGGGCTGGTTCTCACGCAGCCAGGCATTGACCGGTACGATGAGGTAATCCAGATCGCCGTGATAATCCGTGACCACGATGTTGAGTGTGTACTGATTTTCAAACGACAGCGAGGTCGCAAGTGTTGCAGCGATTTTCCCGCTGTCGATAAAAATGCGCAGCATGTCCGGGTTATTTCGCAGCACCGGTGCCGCGTCACAAAGGGCTTTGCGTAAACTGGCTGGCTTGAGCATCGAGTTCGTCCTGGCA